CGAGAACATTGATGACATTGTTGTTAAAGTGCCAAAGATCACATTGGCACAGGTTGCCGCAGGACATGACTGGTATGCCAAACAACTCCGTTTGGTAGATGCTGCCATACAACAGGCTAACTGGACTACCGAGATTGAGGTAGGTGATAATGTAATGAAAGATTATACTGAAACTAAACCTGAATAATAAAATAGATGGGAGGCGTTCCACCGGAATGCAGGAGAGGCTGATCACCTTACTTCCATCTTTTAAAGTTCTTTGAAATAGTGGGCGTGGGGGTGAAGGTTGGCACCATTACCTTAAAATGGTAGAGCAAACCGGATTGTTCGTTGCAAATACAAACGATTACAGGTTCGAATCCTGTTAGGGCTTGTCCCTATGGCGGAATGGTAAACGCAACTGTATGTTAAACAGTCAAATAAATGAAAATGTGGGCCACGGGTTCGAATCCCGTACGATGGAGGATCTCTATCGTTAACTCAGTAGGTAGAGTAACATTACGACTTGCTACGTAGTCATTAAACAAGTAGGGTAACCATTACTACCCGATTTAATTACAGCGAACTACAGAATGACCGAATGGGATAACATGAGTACCTTGTTTATATGATAGCTCGATTGACCAAGCCCCCGACACTATTTTAATATTTAAAACTATGGAAGACAAACTTTATTCAAATAATATGAACTACGAGGAAGATATAAGAATTGATGAATCCGCTCTAGATGTAGAGTGGTTAGATCAGCCTAGCCTTATGATGAAATACGCTCGTAATGCAGCAGAGGCTAGGCTTGAACTAGATAGAGCCAAAGAAGCCTTGGAATTAGCCAAGGCTGAATTGGATAGGGAAGTACGATCTAATCCTGAAGCCTTTGGGATGGAAAAACTTACCGAGAGTGCCGTACAGAATACGATTATCCTCCAAGAAGCATATATCGGAGCGAACGATAACTTCATCCAAGCTAAGTTTAAAGCCGATATAGCACAGGGAGCAGTTCGGGCGTTTGATGCCCGTAAGGATGCCTTGGAGAATCTAGGTAGGTTATTAGGACTACAATATTTCGCTGGACCAAAGATGCCTAGAGATTTACTAGAGGAAAGGGAACAGCGGAATAAAGAATTAAATGTCAAAGTAGGAAACAAAATGTCGAGGAGGACTAAATGATAGTTTTAGAGATAATAGGTTGGATTATATTAGCGATAATAGGATTGATTATTTTATTAATGCTATACATTGCTGCGATTTATTTAAAGAGCAAGGCTCAAATGAGGGCTTGGATGGAGGAATTTGATAATTTTTTACGTAATAAATTTATTAGCAAAAAACATGAAAAAAGCAAGTAAGAACAGTTTCAGAGGGAAAGTAAGTCGTGATATGAAACGACATAAAGATGAACGCAAGTCGTTCGGTTACTTGAAACTCCCCAGTAGAGTATCCGCTTTAAGTTTTGAAGAAGGTACTACTAGCCTTCACCTGGATATTATTCCTTATGTAATATCCGTAAACAATCACCCTGATCTTGATGGGGATATAGCTTCCAAAGATACCCTATGGTGGAAACGTCCTTTTAAAGTTCACCGTAACGTAGGGGAAGATAATGCTACCCTTGTGTGTCCTACATCAGTAGGAAAGAAATGCCCGATTTGCGAAGAGAGGGTACGGATGATTAAAGCAGGTACGGATAAGGAGATTTATAAACTACTCTATCCCAAAGAACGTACCCTGTATGTTGTAATTCCGTTGGACGTTCCTAAGCATGAAGCTGTTCCTCATGTATGGGATATGTCTGATTATCTATTCGGCAATATCCTACGGGACACCCTGGACGAACTAGGAGAGGATTGTGAAGAGGAGGGTTTCCCAGATCTGGAAACAGGAAAAACTCTTCGCCTACGTTTGAAATGGAAAGAGTTGGGAGACACTAAATACCCCGAAGTGCGGGACGATATTAAGTTTGAAGACCGTGATCCGTACGACGAGAGTATATTGGAAGAAATTCCCAATCTGGACGAAGTACTTATTATTCCCTCTTATAACGAAGTTATGGCTAAGTTTGCGGGTATTGAAGAGGAAGAGGACGGCGGTAAATTAGTAGAGGAAGAGGAAGAGGAGGAAAAACCCGTTGCAAGGACGAGAAAGTACACTAGGACGGCTCCAGTCGAAGAAGAGGAGGAAGAGGAAGAGGAAGAGGAAGAAGAGGAAAAACCCGCTCCCAAACGTGCCCCAGTCGGTCGTAAGGCTAAAGTAGAGGAAGAGGAAGTTGAAGAGGAGGAAGAAGCCCCTGCTCCAAAGCGTACTCGCACTGCTCCTGCTCCTGCTAAAGGAGGTAAGGACAAGTGTCCTCACGGACATAAGTTCGGTATTGATACGGACAAGTATAAAGAATGTGATACTTGTACTATATGGGATGCTTGTATAGAAGAAAAAGAAAAGTAATATGCCAATACTAGAACCTAAAAAGAAGAATCCAGATAATAAATTTGTGGGGGTATTTCTTCCCCCACAATTATATAATTATCTGACTTTGTACATTTGGGCGAAAGATACGGACAAATCCAAAGTTATAAGAAGTCTAATGGAGAGTTGGATTGAACGGCACGCTCAAAAGGATTCAGAAGAACAACTCATCCATGAAATAGTCCGTAGAATAGAAATAGAATGGGCTAATAGGAGAAATAGCATAGTGGTTACCACTTTCGTAAGTTTTAAAAGAGAGATCGAGTATGAACTTATCGACAAGCAATTGAGCAAGGAACATATTAGTTTAATCTTGGAAGAATTAGAACGAAATGAAAAGAATAGGAAAGGTAGAACCACTTAGTGAACAAGTAAAAAGGCGAATAAATGTACCAGCCAAAACGCAGGAAAAATACCCCGATGGCAACTTCGGGACAATCATTAGTACAGGGTCAACGTTACTTGACCTTGCGATTTCTGGCGGACGAGTTCGGGGTGGTGGAATCCCAGGAGGAATCCTTGTTGAAATATTTGGACCCAGTGGCAGTGGAAAGACTGTATTTCTGTCGGAAATTGCTGGAGCGGTGCAACGTCAGGGAGGCGACCTTTTGTTTCATGATCCCGAAGCAAGATTAAATCCCCAGTTCGCTAAACTCTTTGGACTGGATTTGAAAGAGGGTTCTTACTTTATGCCCGATACCGTTCCAGAGATTTTCGAGCCTATACGAACGTGGAATCCGGAAAACCCTAAAGTTATTAACGGGATATTTGCCGATAGCCTTGCAGCCCTTTCTACGGAATTAGAATTGGAGAATAAGGCAGGAGATAAGATGGGTGGTAGGAGAGCCAAGGAGTTTAGTGAAGGTACTCGAAAGACCGCCCGTATCATCAAGGACAAAAACTACTTGATGGTATGTAGTAACCAGATTCGTCAGAATATGGATGCTATGGCTTTCTCTAAATATACTACTCCTGGAGGAGAAGCCATAGGTTTTTATTCTAGCTTACGCTTAAAGACGCAAATCATTAAGAAGCATAAGGTAGAGAAAACCTTTAAGGGCAAGGAAATATCCAAGATCGTAGGCGTCAGGGTAGAGGTAGAGGTATATAAATCCTCTGTATGGGAACCATATCACGTTGCTCCTGCTACAATCATATTCGATTATGGTATAGACGATATACGGGAGAATCTCCAGTTCATTAAGGATTATTCTAAACAAAAAGTTTATACTTTAGATGGACGAACCTTGGATCAGGGTTTAGCCGATTCCATTAGTATGATAGAGGAAGATCATCTGGAACAACAGCTAAAGGAAGAGGTAATAGAACTTTGGGAAGAAAGAGAAAAAATATTTAAAGTTGAACGTAAACCAAAACGATAAATGGCATTAGTAATTAAACAAAAAGGAAAATTGATAGGTAAAGCCTACTCAAGAGAGGAATACTTTTTTAAGAAAGCTCACCCATTCCGCTGGTGGCTTGGTAATGGATTAAAAGAATTATTTCGTTGGAGAAGAAGAGTAGCTCGAAAAGGGAATTTGCGAAAAGAAGTAGAAAATGAATAAATTTGACAAAGAAAAGGCTTATAACCGACTAATGGAAATTAGTATGGAAATAGGTAAGATACCCAGCCCGTTTAAGCAAAGTATAGAACACCTGCGACAGATTCCTAACTTTATGCAAAGCCTTTATGACGAAGGCTATACTCAGGGATTAAAGGATGGTAAACAGGAAAAAGAAGTACGTATTAGTAAAAGTAATTAAATGGAACAATTTAAAAGATCATTTTCAAGAGAATTAACAGGAGTAGACTTTACCACTGGAGACACTACCTGGAAAGAGGCAACAATTCTTACCAATGATCCAAGTTTTACTGCTTGGGGTTGGGCAGTATTGGGGAATAAAGGGAACATTATTGCCACAGGGTGTATTAAGACTGCCCCTGAACAAAAGAAGCGTAGAATACGTACCAGCGATGATCGTATAAGACGTACCAGCGAAATAGCAATTTTTTTAATCAAACTAATACAAAGGTATAATGTAAAGTATATCCTGAGTGAATCCCCGCATGGTAGCCAAAATGCCAGTGCCGCAGTAATGATAGGTATCGTAGCAGGATTACTTGTAGGCATAGCAGAGAGTTTATCCCTTCCTATTGAGTGGTACTCGGAACAAGATAGTAAGAAAGCCGTATTAGGCAAGAAAGCAGCAACAAAGGAAGATATGATTGAAGCTATCGACAAACTATATGATGTAGATTGGAGAAGTATTAAGTACATAGATGAAGCAGTAGCAGATGCTCTAGCCGTACATTATGTAGCTACTCAACAATCCCCAACCCTTAAATTTATAAAAAGATGAGAACATTTTACGAAATTCACCGTTCGGATGCTATTACACTTCTTTTAAAAGTTATGAAGCATCCCCAAGTACTAACCAATCTCGAATTGGCGGATATACTCGAAGATAGTTTTCCCCAGAAAGATAGAAGTTATCTGGTAAAGGAGGACGATATACCATTAGGGTGGAAATCCTTAACCCTTGATACCTTTTGATATGAAGATTGAAACCAAACGTAGGATAATTTACTTTATAAAGAGGTTAATAAACTATTATGAAACGCCTCCTTATATAATGATAGAAACAAAACGAATTGCCCGTGTATTATGTCAACATGAGTATCATCAAAAAGACTTACTTATGATTTCTGATGCCCAGGTAAGGTATGCGGCAGGTTCTCAAATCCTAACTGAATTAGAGAAGATAGGAGCTATTAAATATGAACATATATCTAGTTCATATCCCGAACATACTACCGTTAGAGCAGAACTTAATATTGTACTACCATGACCAATGTAGAAAGAGATAAACTACTAGCAGACTTGTTAAAGACACTGCAAAAATTGAATTCAGCCGATCCAGTTATGTCTGGAATTATATTCTTTCGTGAGGTAGAAGCCTTTATAGACAAAATAAATGAAATGGGTAGACTGGAAGGATTTAATGAGGGGTATAAAGAAGCAAAACGTAAGCTTGAAAGAGAATACGGTAAATTAAACTGAGATGATAAAATCATTAGCAATACACAATTTTCAAAGTCATGAAAAATCTTACCTTAAATTCCATCCTGGGGTCAATGTTATTGTGGGATCATCAGATTCGGGTAAGACAGCAATTATTCGTGCTCTTCGTTGGATTGTATGGAACCGACCTTCTGGCGATGCTATACGCTCCTATTGGGGAGGCGATACATTTGCTATCCTCGAAACAGAGGACGGTTTC